TTCCGGCCGTCATTGAGTATGCTTGCTACGAGATTGCTCATTCCCTGCTGGATGACAAAGACCCCGAACTCGAACTAGAAAACCTCGCCGTACTCAGCCAGCGGTACGGACAGGTCGGGACCACTTACAGTCGTGGTCATGTGCCCATTGAGCACCTGATCAATATGGTCCCCAACGCCCTAGCATGGCGGTGGCTCAAACCGTTCCTCCGGGACGAAGACGCCATTAAGCTTCGACGAATTTCTTAACCAGACGCTCACGATGACCGGCCACCGAGCGTGTAATCTGGGTTCTATCCGCCGGGTACTGCTACGAGGAAACACTGATATGTTCATGGAGAAAATGCTTCTGACGAGTCCTGTTGTGTCGTTGTACGAGGGCGAAGGCGGCGATGCGGGAGGTCTGGCAGCAGCAGCAGCGGCGGCAGCCGCAGCGGCTAACTTGTCAGGGGGCGGTGATGCAGCGGCAGCCGCAGCGGCAGCGGCAGTCACAGCGGCAGCTAAGATCGCGAGCGGCGACCCGAATGCTCCGGTCGCCGGTGACCCCGCCGCACGTTTCAACCAGGATCAACTCAACAAGATCGTTCAGGACCGTCTTGCGAAGGACCGCAAACAGAACACAGCCAAATACCACGTCCTCGAAACATCCTACCAAGAGTTGCTCGCCAACCAGAGCCTCGGCGACGAGGAACGTGGCAAGTTGGAAGGTCAACTGGAAGACCTCCGGAAGCAACATCGGACCAAGGAAGAGCAAGCCAAGCACGACCGACTCGCCCTGCAAGATCAGTTTGAGGTGCAGTTGACTGAGTCTAAAAAGCAGGCTGCCCACTGGGAAAACGAGTACCGTACATCTACTATCACTCGCTCCCTCATGGACGCCGCCGTAACCCACGACGCATTCATGGCTGAGCAAGTGGTAACGATTCTGCGAGATCACACCAAGCTGGTTGAGCCGGTTGACGAGAACGGCAAAGCTCTCAAGGGTGCTCCTCTCGCTGCAATGGTCGATTTGCCCGACACTGACGTGGACACAGGCAAACCGATCGTCACGCAACGAACTCCTGCCGAAGCCGTAAAACGCCTGAAAGAGTTGCAACCCAACTTGTTCAAGGCGAACGTGGTTTCAGGCGTCGGCGGGAATTCCTCTACCGGTGGAGTGACACCGGGTGCGGACGGCAAGTTGGATGCCTCACGGCTAACAACCGAGCAGTTTATGGAGATTTACAAAAAAGACCCGACTAAGTTAGGTCTCCGCAGCGGCCGTCGCCATGTGTAACCTCGGGGAAGCAGCGTTCTGACTATTTCCGCGCGATCGCGCGTAAACGACTTTCTCAATGGAGACTGAGATGAATACTCTCTACCTGATTCCTGTCGTCTCGCTGTACGCGAATGACAATGACGCCATGATCCCCGAAGTTTGGGCGAACATGGGCCTCGCCATCCTCGAAGAGAACATGGTGATGGCTGCGTTGGTTCACCGGGACTTCAGTAACGAAGTGGCATCGTTCGGCGACGTGGTCAACACCCGCCGGCCCGGCCAGTTCAAGCTTCGCCGAAAGGGCGACAGCGACAACGTCCTGAACCAGGACGCCAACACGACGAACGTGCAGGTTCCTCTGAACCAGCACTTCTACACGACCTTCACCATCAAGGATGGTGAGGCCAGCAAGTCCTTCCAGGACCTTGTTGACGTTCACATTCTGCCCGGTATGCAGAACATCGCCCGTGGTATCGACCGTGCCTTGCTGGGTCGGGCCCACGACTACCTGGACAACGCTGCTGGCAAGCTGGAAGGCCTCACGGGCGTCAACAGTTATGACACCTTGCTGGAAGCCCGTCAGGTTCTCAACGAGAACAAGGCGTTCTTCAACGGCCGGCACCTCGTGGTCAGTCCCGCGAGTGAAACGGCGCTGTTGAAGTCGGACATCTTCGTCAAGGCCAACGAAAAGGGCGACGACGGAACGGCCCTTCGCGAGGCGAGTCTCGGTCGTGTCCTCGGCTTTGATACGTGGATGGACCAGAACGTCCCGGCCCCGCGCCGAGTCAGCACTGATGTCACCACTGAGGCGACCACTGCGATCGCCCTCGCGGGTGTCTCGGCTGTCGAGATCACAACTAGCTCGGCTGTGGCCGGCGATTGGATTGTGGTCGAGGGCGACGGCCAGCCCAACCGTGTTGTGAGCTACACGGGCACCACGCTCGTGCTGGAAAACGCGCTGAAGTACGACACCGCCAGTGGCGCTGCCGTCTACGTCTATGGCAACATGGACGCAGTGGGTGCGTGGGCCGCTGGTGAGACCAAGCGGATTCTCGTCGATCAGTACACCCTCGTCCCGCAGGTCGGTCAGATCGTGACCATGGGCACGGGTGCCAGTCGGCGTGACTACATCATCATCGAGACCGAAGCAGGTCCGGCGACGGACACCTACATCCTGCTCGACCGCCCGCTGGAGTTCGCTCTGGTCAACGATGAGACGATTTGGCTCGGTCCCGGTGGCTCGCTGAACATGGCGTTCCACCGTGAGGCGTTGGCCCTCGTCAACCGTCCGCTGGCGTTGCCCGACTCGGGCACGGGCGTGCGGGCCATGGTCGCGTCCCACAATGACATCTCGATGCGTGTGGTGATGCAGTATGACTGGGAGCAGCAGGGCACCGTCGTGACCCTCGACCTCCTCTGCGGTACCGCTGTCCTGGACACGGACTTGGCCGTCATCATGTACGGCTAAGCTACCCGCTGATTCGGCCCGACCATCCCGGTGCTCCCGGGGTGGTTGGGCGTCTTTGTCCCACCAGGAAGGTAACATGCGATGGCCGCACAAGAATGTCCATTGGGTATGACGCCCACAACGATGACCGACCTCGTTGTCGATCAAGGAAAACAGACGGCCAAACTTGAACACATTGCAGAGGCCGTAACAGAAATCAAACAGTGTCTCACTGGTGACAAGGGCCTTGTCATCCGCACAGACCGTCTCGAACAAAAAGAGAAGACCAAGGCCAAGTTCTTCTGGGTTGTATTCGCCGCGACGATCGCTCTGATCGTCAAGGCTGTTTCACCAGCCTTTGGCGCCATCGGTAGTCTTTTCAATCGCTAATAGGGGAAGCCATGTCACGTAATCCAAACATAACTGCCGTAACGAAAGACATTCGCTATGGGCACACGGTCGTTGGCGCGACTGCCGTTCGATTGACCGCCTTCAGTGCCGAGATGAGGAAGGGCCTCCTCCTCAGGACGCCGGGCGATACTGACCCCACTCCGAACACCCACACTATCTGGGTCGGTACCAACGAGAGTGTAACCGCCGACTCGAATGTCGAGACTGGTGGGATGCCCCTCGTCCCCGGTGCCGCGATCACAATTCCCGCCAAGGATGCCAATGACATTTGGGTCATCGCTGGTGCAGCCTCGCAGGACATTGCTTGGATCGGGGTGTGAACTCATGGGATGGCAGTACCATCATCCAGCAGCGCCGGGCCAGGCGTCGGCGTCGATCGAACGCGAACACAACGATACCGGTACATCCTTCTCGGACAGTTCCCATGATTTCAGTGAGAAGGTACAAGTCCTGATCTTTGACACGAACGGGCCTGCCATCAATGCGACCCCTGAGTTTGCCAACGGCCATATCATAATTGACCTCGCGGGGTTGTACTCGCTGGCCGCGAATGTTGGTATGCTGGGTGGGAACCAGACAGTCTATTCCTTTGCGATCTTCAAGAACAATGGTGCCACGCAGGTCGTTCCACGAACAACCCGTAAAGTAGGGGCGGCGACCGACATAGGCGCCGCGTCGGTCGGTGGGATCGCACTGTTAGAGGTCGGTGACACCATCGAACTGTGGGTTCAAAACGAAACGAACACGAACGACTTCATTGTCCATGACGTGTCCTTTTTCATACACAAAATATAACCCGTTGGGGTTGGAAGGCTAAGTATGTGGCAATACGAACAACCCTTGGGTGGTGGCGGCGGCGGGACTCCCGGTGGGGCCACGATGACTGTCGAACGGACCAATGACAACGCAGGGACCCTCGTGATTGGGCAGCCCGTCTACACCAAATCCAATGGTAACGTGGACGAAGCTCTAGCCGACGCTGCTGCGACCACAGTGGTTACCGGGCTGGTCAGTGACACAACAATTGCCAGTGCTGCTGCCGGTGACGTCATCGTCGATGGCATCCTTACGGCGACCACGGGCCAGTGGGACGCTGTCACGGGTAAGTCGGGCGGTCTGGTAATAAATGACATCTACTACCTGGACCCCACCGTGGCCGGACAGATTACAGCCACTGCGCCAGTCGACGCTGGTGACTATGTAGCCCAAATCGGGCTCGCGCTGAGTGCAACCGAACTGTGTATCCGGATCACACCCACGGTACTGTTATGAGCTTTCACGATATACTCACGATGTCTTCGGGACAGTCACAACAGTTGGGCGACAACAGGCTCGTCCTGGCTGACTATCCAGACTGGAGGGTCCTTGATTGGGACCAAGTATTGAAAGCCTATGCCGGTTGGTACGGGCGATCCCGCTTTGCTAGCGTACAAAGGATTACCTCATTTGGCTCCGTCGCTGCGGGTTCCTTCAAATGGGCTGGCGGGGTTCTTGCCCCGAACGGGATGATCTACGGCATCCCCTCCTATAGCACAACCATCCTCAAGATCAATCCGACGAACGATACTGTCTCCACGTTTGGCAGCATTGCAGGGGACTCCAAATGGGTCGGCGGTATTCTGGCCGAGAATGGAATGATCTACGGAATCCCCCTCAACGCCACTACTATGTTGAAGATTGATCCATCGAATGACACACCTACCGAAGTTGGCACCATCGCTGCGGGAGTCGCCAAGTACGCGGGCGGTGTTCTGGCCGCAAACGGACTGGTCTATTGTGTCCCCTTCAATAGCGAAGTCGTTCTAAGGTTCGACCCATCGGACAACTCAACTTTCACGTTTGGCGGCACCCTGAGCGGCGTACTCAAATGGTTCGGTGGGTGCGTAGCGCCCAATGGGATGATCTACTGTGCCCCTCATTTTGGTACAACAGTGCTGAAGATCAATCCGACGAACGATACGGTCTCCACGTTTGGTGGTACCCTGACGGGAAATTCCAAATGGGCCGGCGCAGTTATCTCTCCGACTGGGATGATCTATTGCATCCCACACGATGCTACCACGGTGTTGAAGATTGACCCCTCGAACGATACTGTCTCCGAATTTGGTAGTCTATCTGGTACCGGCAAATGGGTCGGTGGTATTCTTTCCTCAAACGGGCTAATCTATGGTGTGCCCCATGAGAGTACAACCGTCCTGGTAATTGACCCCCTGACTGACACTGTCTCCACGTTTGGCGACCTCACAGGTGCCGACAAAATGTTTGGCGGCACTATAGCACCCAACGGGGGACTCTATGGTATGCCCTTTGATGCCACCACCATAACCAGGATCGGAAACGGTTTTGAGGTCCCCATTGACGGCCCCTTGTCAAGGTGGGTCAACGCTCTGTGAGTCCGCCGCCGAAACCGTCGAAGCCACCAAAACCGCCGAAGCCACCGAAGCCGCCGCCCGGGACGTTGGTCATTGTAAACGGGCAGTTTCAAGTACAACACTGACGGGACGTGATGATGAAGCCACAGGTAATCACAGCCGGACAAACGCACATACTGGGCGACGGGCAGTACACCCGGGGCACCCTGTTCCCTGACTGGGCAGTCGGGGGTGCATCACAGACAATGAAAGCAGTGGCAGCCCAGGCCGAGCATGGTTACAGCATCTTCGGAGGATCGCTTGACACATTTTCCACGGGATTAGGGGGCGAGAAATGGTGGGGCGGGGTCCTAGCGCCCAATGGAATGATTTACGGAATACCTTCGGAGAGTACAGCGGTCATCAAAATCAACCCCACGAATGATAGTGTCTCGTCATTTGGCAGTCTAGGGGCTAGCAACTTCAAATGGAATAGCGGCGTGCTGGCACCAAACGGGATGATTTACGGTATCCCTTCTGACGAGACAGCCGTCCTGAAGATCAATCCGTCTAATGACAGTGTCACCACCTTCGGTACTGTATCTGGGGACACACGCAAATGGGCTGGTGGTGTCTTAGCACCAAATGGGATGATTTATGGAGTCCCCGATGCCAGCACCACAATCCTGAAGATCAATCCATCTAATGACAGTGTCTCCACGTTTGGCAGTGTAGGCGCGACCGGTGATAAGTGGAAGAGTGCAACGCTGGGGCCAAACGGTATAATTTATGGCATACCTTACAACAGTACGTCTATCCTGAGAATTGACACTTCGGATGATTCCATTTCTACATTCAGTAGTGTGGGTGGGTCAGGCCAATGGTACGGTGGGGTCCTGGCTGCTAACGGGGGTATCTATGGGGTCCCTTTCATAGGGACTACAATTCTGAAGATCGATACCCTAACAGACACCGCGACCACTTTCGGAACCGTTTCCGGAGGGGGCAATGCAGTTGGTGGGGCCCTGGGGCCAGATGGTATGATCTACTGTGCCCCATACAGTGGAACGACGTTGCTCCGAATTGACCCTACAACGGACACAGTCTCCGAGGTCGGGTCACTCGCGGCTGACGCTGGTAAGTGGGCTGGTATTGTGCTGGCCCCCAATGGGGTCATCTATGGCATCCCCTTCCTCGCAACTGATGTCCTGAAGATCGGGACACCCGTTGACATCCAAGGTGACTTCCCCCTCTCGCGGTACTGGAACAACCTATGAAACCACTCGCAATTGATAGTGGCCAAACCCAGATCACCGAAGACATGGTCTACGCCGACTTCCCGGCTTGGGCGACGGACACAGACTGGACGAAGACTCAGAATGCCTTTGCAGGTCAGTGGGGGCGTAGTAAGGTGGCTAGGACGGTCCGGACTACCACGTTTGCTACGTCAGGTACAGGCTCTCGGTGGGGCGGCGTCTTAGCCCCCAATGGGATGATCTATGGCATCCCTGGCACGTCGACCACCGTTTTGAAGATCAATCCTACGACAGACTCGGCGACATCGTTTGGCAGCCTTGGCGTCGGCACTAACAAATGGCATGGAGGGGTACTCGCGCCTAACGGGATGATCTATGGGATACCCCACGAAAGCACTACGATCCTCAAAATTAACCCCTCCAATGATAGTGTCTCGACTTTCGGCAGTCTAAGTGCTGATACGAGTAAGTGGTCCGGCGGCGTCTTGGCACCCAACGGGATGATTTACGGAGTACCCACCACTGGAACCACTGTCTTGAAGATTGACCCCTCTAATGACGGGATTTCTGAGTTTGGAAGCGTCGGTGTCGGGGTGAACAAATGGTATGGCGGGGTGTTGGCCCCCAACGGCTGCATTTATTGTATGCCCTTCCAGTCTAACAGTATCCTGAAGATTGACACTACCAACGACACCACCTCAACTTTTGGGAGCCTGGGGGCCGCAGGGGGCAGTAAATTTATCGGTGGGGTACTCGCGCCTAATGGCCAGATTTATGCGATACCCTGGGCGGCACCATCGTGGTTAAGGGTGGACCCCACAGCAGACACTGCAACACTGTTCGGAACACTCACTGGAGCAGTGAAGGCCACAGGTGGGTGCTTAGGCCCAGACGGCTTGATCTATATGGCTCCATCGCTCGATGAGGTGCTAAGGTGTCTTGACCCCGTGACGGACATAGCCTCTGAGTGCGGACCTGTCGCGGCTGGGTCTGAAAAATGGGCGGGTATCACCCTAGCGACCAATGGGGCCCTCTATTGTACCTCCCAAGAGTCTGCCACTATCTTGAGAATCGGGGATGTGACGAGCGCTCCAGAGGACTTTCCGCTTTCCCGGTACTGGAACACCCTATAGACCCAGAGAAGGCAACACCATGCAGCTTTACATTCTAACACTCGACGAAGTGGCTCTAATTGACTCGATGCAGGGTCTCATCGTCTGTGACTATGGCCTCGGGTACATTGGTACTGACCCGATGGCCTTACAGAATTCTCAAGAGCATGTGGACATGCTCGGTGGGTATGACGCCAGCAGAATCGTGGACTTTGACCCCGAAACCCACGAGTGGGCCCGCCAATTGGCTGCCAAGAAGCAACAACGGATTCGCCAAATCGATAAACGGACACGCGAGCTAGTCACTGCGGGTCTGGAGGTCGCGCCCGGGAAAGTCGTGAGCACTAGCCTAGAAGGGCATCAGAACCTTCAGGACTTGGCCATCCTCACGCTTATGGGTCAGGACATCTTCCCACAAGGCGTCAGTACGCAGGATGGTGGTGAGTATATCATCACGGACACTACTGACTTCAATCGAATCCTCAACCTCATGGTACCCCACAAACTCGGCAAGCTCGATGGCGGCCGGGAACTGCGGAAGGGCATTCTTGCCGCCGCTGATACACCTGCCCTTGACCTCGTGGTGGACACAAGAAGCTAATGTCAGATCGCATCACCAACAGGTACCTGAATGCTCGCATCCGAGCGGTGCTGTACTCGCTCAAGCGGCAGTACGGCGGATCACTCACAGTCTACAAAAAGGGCACCCAGGCCACGGACTATGATACTGGGGTGAAAGAGATCAACAAGGATGCCACGTTTGTTCGGCGGGCCATCATCCTCCCCGCCAAAGTGATGCGAGAAGCGAATCAAAGCATTTCAGTGATCTCAGCCAACAAGGGATTTGTGTACGGTGGGACCTATGATAGCAGTACCCGAATGTTTATCATTGACCGCTGCGACGTTCCGGTCCTGCCGGAACTGACTGAAGATGACTGGCTTGTCTACGACGGACGCAAGTACGAAATCAAGCAATTTGAGATGGCTGAATTCGACTCCGCTTACGTCATCACGGGGAAAGCGATACTCGGCGACGTTCCTGAACAAATCCATCTGCTGCAAGCTGACAACCTGATTCGGTTGTCGCACGCAGCAGCCACCTCGTAGGAGTGCCTTTCAATGGGAGCACCAAACGAACACTGGCCCCGGTGGATCAACTCGTCAATCGCCCAGTATCTCAAGACGACTGTGGCGACCCCTGCTTCGTTACCTTTCCTCGTCGAGGGTCTCGATGACAGGACGCAAGTGTTTGAAGAGGCATCTGACCGCGCAGAATGCCGTATCAACGGACCATGGGTTTCTGAACTCAGCCGTGGCTACTGGAGGGTGTGGGTTGACATCAACATCATGCTCCTCTGTAACATGGATGGGGAAACGAAGAACGTCTTCCGTCTCGAAGAACTCGCGGGTAAATTCCTGAGTGCAATGGGCTCAGTGATTGCGACGTACCGTACAGGCACCATTGCACAGGACCCTGATAACGACGGGTCCCTACTTGGGTGTTTACTCCCAAGGTCCGGCAAGAGCGACAGTGTTCGTGTCATACACTTTGGCCAACTTAGTAAAACGGAGCGACTCCGTCAGGCCGAAGTGGATGTGCGATATGTGATGTACCTATCCCAATAACTACCCACATATGAGGTAAATCAAATGGCACGAATCGAACTTCGTGACACGACCATTACTGTGAAGGATGGTCTCTCTGGGTCGGCCAGCGTGACGGAGGCAACTCCGGGCGCATCGGACACCGACGTTGATATGGGCAAGCCTGTCCTGAACAGCTTGGTCACCTGGAAGGTCCCCGTCGGCGCCCGCTTTACGGTGAGCACGGCTGGCAACGTGATCAAGTACACTGTTACCGAGCGCACCGCTTCGGCCGGCGTGGATGAGGTCCAAACCCTTGGACTCAGCGGCGGCACGGCTGGGTCGTTCACGATTACGATCACTCTGTATGGCGAGAGCGCGATCACGACCGGTGCCATGCAGTTTGACGACGATCCGGCCGCGATCCAGATTGTCGTGGACACCGCTATGGCCGCCCTGGGCACCTATGTGGCCGGCGACATTACCGTGAGCGGTGTCACCACTGCGGACCTCGGCGACACCGTCTTCACGTTCGATGGCACCAGTGTGGCCAGCAAGGACCATCCGGCGATGACCGTGGACGGCAGCGGTCTCACGGGCGGTGGTTCGGAAGCGTTTACCGAGACTACACCGGGCGAGTTTGTCGATCAGACGACCAACATCGTCTTCTCGCCCGAGTGGGGCGTCATCCCTCCGGTCCAGGCGGACACCATCACCTTCCAGGCCAACGAAGTGGAAGTCAAGATCGGTGACGGAAACCTGACCTACACGGAGAACAAGGAATACGAGTACGAACTCGATCGTGGTATCCTTGACAGTGTGAAGGAAGGCGACGAGCAACCCCTGGACGTGAGTATCGACTTCGTCTACGAGTTCGTTACCACCGGCACCGGCGAGGCCATTAGCGTGGTTGATGCTCTCAAGGGCATCGGCGGCGCCGCTGAGTTTGTCAGTTCGTCTTCGGACCTCTGCGAACCCTACGCCGTGGACATCGAGATCGACCACAATCCCTCGTGTGGTGCCACGGAGAAGGAAATCACGACGTTCCCCGACTATCGGTACGATAG